CATTGGCATCGAATGCTGATGATATAACTTTGTGTATCACTCCCATCTTGGTGACTTTGGCAGGAGGTGATATAAAAATTGGGATATCAAAAGTCAATGATGATATATCAATAGCGGATTCTGTACCTTGTGGTATAGATCTTGATGACCATGAGTTAGAAGTAAGTTCTAGCACAGTCAACGATGTCCAATCAATATAGTTGTCAGTGCTCTGTATTTCCAATGATGGATTAAACAATGTTAGTATTTGTTCTAATATTTGTAATTTTTGTGTGGTATTGGTAGTCCATATATCTAATTGTATTTTCAGTAAATATGGCACAGGCATCAAACGTTCTACAGTGAATGCAGTACCTTGTGTTTTTTCAAATGTCTGAGAAGACTCGTCCCATGCACGTTGTCTAAATGTTTTCTTGTCTACAAAGTTTGGTTCTTGCATTCTAGGTCTATCATAGTCTAATGCAGTGATATGAAAAGTCATCATTGGAGAGTTTCAGACATAATTGCCGCCGCTTGTCTGGATGCATCTCCATAACGCACAGGCACTCTGACTAGTGTTGCGGCACCAGTATCTGATCTACCATATTCAACTTGAAAGTTAGAAAAGATTCTTGTGAACTGCAATAAGAAACGTCTAATTTGATCGTCATAAAAAAATTCTTGTAGTGCCATTAGTTGTCCTTCTTAGGTCTGAGTAAATCAGACAGTGATTGTTTAGATGGAACAGTGCCTCTGTCTTTGGTAGTAACTGTGGCACTATTATTAGCAAAACTAGATCTCAATGTCTTGTTGTCTGAACCAGGTGTTAGTGTGGTTCTTACATTGTCTTCTAATTTGGCCCAACGTGTACCATCATACCTAAACAGTCTGTTTGGATAATAATCTAATCTCAACACATAATCACCTTTGGCAGGAGATCCTGGAAATGAAGTGCCTGTGGTCACCGGCGCACCATTTGGTGGTACATCATTGCCTGTTAGATATCCAACTACATATCCATCTGCTTTAGGCGAAGTACCTGCAACTGTGGTACCATCGTTGGTACCTGAATCAGATGCTTTAGGAACATCATTGTCTGTGGGCAGTACATAAAAACCTGAATTGTCATAACCTGACTTAGGAACTTCTGCTTCTGCTTGTTGTAATATTTGATCATTGATTTCTAAATTCTTTTTCTTTTGTGATACGAAGTCTTCAATGGTGCCTGCTGTAGGATTATCTGGATCCAACGGCTTGTTTAATATATCATTGTATTCTTGTGATGCACTCAATGGCGTCATCTTTACTCGCCATAGATGAGGCAACCAAGTTTGTGAAAAACCTTCAGATGCAAAAGAGGCATCCTGTATCACATAATATCTTGGCAATGCTTTTGGTCCAGACGTGTCTAAAGGATGATAATCTTTTAAGTTTGGAAACTCCACAACATCACCTGACATTAACTTTCTGCCTATAGCATCAACCATGTCGTTGTAATGAAAAGTCACAAACACAGTATCACCATTCATGAATAATCCAAACTGTGTTAGATCAAAATCAATATCAGCGGCATTGTACACACCACGCAGTGTGTAAATAGAATCATCATATTCACGATCTCTGTTTTCTAAAAACAATACATCTTCAATAAACAACGGATTGGATTCATCATATGTGGGTTGTGTGGCATCGCCACCTTCTGAACCTTCTCGTGTGGCAGAGTCGCCTACTGTTTTTGGTCCAAGATACTTGTGAATGTGTAAATCTAATCCACCTACAGTGTACATTTCTCTGATAGTTCTATCCAGAAACTTGTAATCATTGGTCTTATTGGGTCTGTATAAACTGAGTTTAGGCATTTGTATTCCTTGTTTGTATTATTTATCTGGTTTTAAATTACCAAAAGATATTATTTTGATAGTCTTTTTACTAGTAATTTTTAAAATTGTTATATATACTAAAACTATGTTGAAAAAAGTAGAAAAAAATGACAGAGACTATTTGGTTCTTTGGTTGATTAAAAACTTCTCAGAAGGACTGTCCAAAGAAATGCAACTCATTGACAGCAAGTTACTGCCAAAGAAAGCCTGTGCTTTGGCCAAACAAGCAATAGACGGAAAGGATATTGATGACAAACAACGACAACAAATTATCAAAGAAGCCGACAGTGCTTACCGTAAAAAAGAAGCCAAACAAATTCTTGAAGAAAAACTTACAGCCTCTTCAGACACTAAAGCAAAGGCAAAGCCTAAAAAGAATATCCAAGAAATAATGAGACAAAAGGCTTTTGACTGTGAAGCAGAGTTAGAAGAGCAATGGGACGACTATCTCAATACAGAAATCAAAGCCACTCAAAAATTTCCTAAGTTTAGAGAGTATATGAAATTGCATTCAGTGTTGCCACAACATGTACCATTGATCAAAGCCAGTTGGGTAGATCTCAGAGATGAATTGAATGGTGCTATAAACGAAGAATGCGAACAACTAGTAGAAGGTTATTCCATATACACCAAGAACCAACTAAAGAACATGACCAAGTACTGTGAGGCGTTATTAGCAGACTGTGATGCATATATTGAATGGAAGAAAGCATCTAAGGCTCCAAGAAAGAAAAAATTAAAAACACCTGCAGAAATGGTTAAGAAGTTACAGTACTGTGAATCACATGATGAACTAAAATTAAAATCTGTGGATCCTGCAGATATTATCAGAGCCACACAAGTTTGGGTATACAACATTAAAAATCGTAAATTACAATATTACGTGGCAGATGATGGAGGCTTTGTGGTTAAAGGCACAACATTATCTGGATTTAATACAGTACAAAGTCAGCAAAAGACTCTACGTAAACCAGCAGACACTTTGAAAAAGATCAAAGTAGCATCCAAAGACAATGCCAAAATGGCATTTGACTTATTAAAGACCACTGGAATAGCATGTAAACATTATAAACATGTAAACTTACTTACACCTTTTACACTATTACGATACGATTTGGACTGATTTAGATTGATTTTGTAAACAAATTGTCATATATATTAGTATATAAGCAATTATATTTTAAAGGGAAATCATGAAACTATTAATCACAACTATTGTATTCATTTGCATGTTCAGTCTAGCATTGGCACAATTACCTAATCCAGGTAGCAACACAGAGTCAACTCGCACTATAATAACTGCTGAAGATGGTCTAAGAGTATCTATCTTAGAACGTGGCAAAGCCATGAGGTCATGGGACAAAAAGAAGGATTATTAGTTTTTAATTAAATCATAAAGGAAATCATGAAACTAATACTAACAACTATCGTATCTTTCTTATTCATATCTGCATCCATAGGGTGCGAACTTCCAAAGCCAACCAAAGCATGGTTAGGCAATTCAAAATTCTCCAGAAATGTTGAACAAGGAAAATGTGCATTGGACTTTGCACTACAAGATCTTTCAATCAATGAAAGAAAAGTTATTGCTAATTTAATAGCAAACTCATACAAATTTGAAACCAATACAGCAATACCAAGTTTCTAAATTTATATCTGTTCCTGATGTTGATAAATACTTGCAACATCGGAGACAGGTATGGCTACATTAGTAGAACTTAAACAAGATTTATTCACATACGTTGAAAAACGATTAGGCGGTGGCATCATTGATGTTGAACTAGATCCTGATCATTATGAAGTGGCGTATGACAGAGCAGTAGGAGTTTATAGACAACGAGCACAAAATGCCTATGAAGAATCTTATGCAGTAATAGAACTTCAGGAAAATGTAAACACATATACCTTGCCCACAGAAGTAGATTCAGTGAGACAAGTGTTCAGAAGAACTATGGGTGATGCTACAGGCCCTCACTCCTCATCTTTTGATCCGTTTTCATCTGCATCATTGAATGTGTATTTGTTGAACTATTCATACGCAGGTGGATTAGCCACATATGAAATGTTCACACAATATGTTGAAATGGCCGGACGTATGTTTGGTGCATTTATGAACTATACATTTAATCCTGTGAGCAAAGTAATATCATTGGTGCGTGATCCAAAATCATCAGGAGAACAAGTGTTGTTATGGACATACAATCAAAAACCAGAAGTTTCGTTGTTGTCACACAATCCAATTAAACAATGGATTAGAGATTATACCTATGCAGGATCCAAAATGATCATTGGTGAAGCCAGAGAAAAGTTTGCCAGTATTGCTGGACCACAAGGTGGTACTGCATTAAACGGTTCAAGTTTAAAACAAGAAGCACAAGCAGAAATGGACAGGCTCATAGATGAACTGGCCACATACACTGATCATTCACAACCACTTACTTGGGTTATTGGTTAATGAAAATATCTGAAATCACAGAAGGCACAGTGTTTGCTCGTTCTGGTAAAGGCAATGTTACCATGAAGTATCGTTGCGATACAGGACCAAGAAAAGGCAGAGTAGTTGCCAAACCAGCAGATTGTGGTGCGGCAGTAGATGTTGCCAAACGTGCTCAGATGAAAAAGACCAGAGCAAGAACCAAAGTTAGAGCGGCACGTAAAGCCAAAAAAACTAAAAAGGTCAATGTAGCATCAAGAATAATGAAAGCACTAAACTCTTTTAGAAGATCTGATTTAGCCAAAAGATCATCAGCAACTAGACGTAAGCCAACACAAGCAATGCCTAAACGAGCACAATATCCTACTCGTCCAAAATACAAGAAAAAATCATTCAAATAATTTGACATCTTCAACTGTACTTGCTATATTAAGAGCATGGACATAATGATTGACATAGAGTGCCTGGGGGTAGATCCAAGTGCAACCATATTAACTATTGCGGCCCAACAGTTTAATCCGTTTGGTCGAGGTTGTGATAATGAGAGATCCTTATACAAGAGACTCACCGTAGAAAGTCAATCAAACCGATCAATAGACGAAGGCACTATAAAATGGTGGAGTCAACAACCTGCAAAAGCCAGAGAAGAAGCATTAGGGGAAGGTTCTTGGCGGGTTGACATTAAAGACGCATTAGAAGATCTAGCAAAAATGATCTTCCATGCGGATCGTCTTTGGGCCAATGGTCCTGCCTATGATATGACCATACTCGAACACGCCTACAAACAGTCTGCTATGACCTTGCCTTGGCGTTTTTACAGAGTTAGAGATTGCAGGACAGTATATAGCCTTTGGCCCGACCTTCCCCAACCACCCACTACACATCATGCACTGGAAGACTGTGCAAGACAGATCAACATGTTACAAGACACACTCAGACATCTAAACGTAAGGAAACTTAAATGATTATAGGACTATCAGGCACTATCAGTTGCGGTAAAGACACAGTAGCAGATTACTTGGTTAACATCCACGGATTCAAAAGAGAATCATTTGCTAACTCTTTAAAAGAAGCCGTAGGTGTGATATTTGGTTGGGAATATGCATTATTAGAAGGCCGTTCTAAAGAATCCAGAGTTTGGCGTGAGCAAGTAGACCCATGGTGGTCCAAAAGATTAAACATGCCTGAACTAACACCAAGATGGGTGTTACAGTACATGGGCACAGAAGTTATTAGACAAGGGTTTCATGATGATATGTGGATAGCATCACTGGAAAACAGACTGCGCCAAAGAACAGATGATGTAGTGATATCCGATGTAAGATTTGTAAATGAAATAAAAATGCTGAGATCATTGGGTGCAGAATGTATTGAAGTTAAACGAGGTCAACAACCTGACTATTATGAAATAGCACGTTTGGCCAATGCAGGTGATGATCATGCAAAACAAAAACTTGCAGACATGAACATACATAAATCAGAAACTAATTGGATTGGTTCTGACTTTGATCATGTGTTGGAAAACAACGGATCATTTGATGATCTATATGCTAACATTGACCAAACTTTTCAACTAGAATCTGATTCAGTTGTCTAGTAGATAGTTGAGAAAAGTTGTTACTTAAAAAATTTTGATAGTTTTTTAAAGCATAGTCTTTAGTATCAATATTATTGATGTTTTTTGACAACCAATCAATAGCAATTACCATATGATCTAATCTTTCTACATGATTGCCTATTGTGTCAAACACTTTAAGATCATTGGGCAACAAATTCCAAGCAGTATAAAATCCAAGTTTGTTGTACAATTTATTAGTGTTACGTCCTGCTATTGGAAAAGGTATAGTATAATACAAAAAACATTTTATAATTTTTTCATTAACTGATATTTCATCATTACACCAAGTTGTTTCAGGAAATATTAAAACTTTTTTGTTTTTAATAGCATCATGCATATGGTGTATAATAAAATTACTTCCAAATTTTTTCTGATTTCCTAATGACACAACTATTGCTTCTGCGTAACAAGAAGGCTTGCAATCATACATATTATTCACCGTGTCACGGAATTGTTGATCTTCTGCTGATTCTATACTAGCATCATTAAGTTTAAATACTGGTTGTCCATCAAATAACTTACTATTATTCACTGGTATGTGTGGACATTTTTCTTCAATTAATGATTTGATATATTGTCTGTTTGCACGATTTTGCCCATTAAGAAATGCAATGCCTTGTACATTAGTAGATCTCTCGTCATAATATTGAGGATAAAATGGTCTTAGAAAAAAATCTCTCATATATTGCATACATTTTTTAAAAGGAATAATTTTATTAGCATGTGGATAATTAGCATGTACTACAGAATTTGCTACGTAATACACACGCGGGTCATTGACATACTTTAATTCTGCAGGTGTTAATACTTGACTGATTGGTTCAGATTGGTTATCAAATAAAACTAACTGAAAACGGTCACTAACTGGTATTTGACTGTTATAAGAAATTAGTACGTTATTTGCTCCTGGAATAGCCTCTTTGGTTACAACCCATTCAATATCAGACTGATATTGATTGTGTGCATTAACATGCTGTCGATAGGCGTATAGGTAATCTAAATAATCAGGAAATTCACGTAGATTTTGTAACACAATATTAAGTTTCATATATTTAATTATCCGGTGCAATAGTGGTCCATGTAGAATCTTGTTTTTGTAAAGTAACACCGCAATTCAAACACACTGACCTTAAGTTATTTAATTCACAGTTATTTAAATTACCATCTCTATGATACACTTGCATTTGTGCAGGATATTTGGCTCTAAATTTGCATACATCACACACTAATTTTTTAACATACCCTACTCTGGCCCATTTGGGCACAGGTGGCTTGATGTTTCTATTTTTGTTAATGCATGATTGACATCTTGTACGATAATGTATGCGATTACCTTTTCTATAATTAATAGCGACAGGATTATGGTTACAAGCAGGGCAAATAGGGCGGTTCATACGTATATTTATGGTTGCGAACCTTTGCAAAGGCTCTCAAAACATGCCAATTTCTGTCTAATCGAATAAATATTGCTAACAGTAAATTAACATACTGACAAGAAATTTAGAGGAAAAAATATTATGGCATTAGTATCACCCGGAGTAGAGGTTTCAGTAGTTGATCAAAGTCAATACTTACCTGCCGCTTCAAATTCAGTTCCTTTTGTTTTGATTGCAACTGCACAGAACAAAGTATCAGGAACAAGCACTGGCGTAGCAACGGCAACCACAGCCGCCAACGCAAACAAAGTGCAATTAGTAACAAGTCAAAGAGAACTTGTTGGCTTATATGGTAACCCATTCTTTTACAATTCATCAGCAGGTACTCCGTTAAACGGATATGAACTCAATGAATACGGTTTATTAGCCGCATATTCAGTGTTAGGTATATCCAACAGAGCATACATTCAAAGAGTTGATGTTGATTTAGCCGCACTAACAGCCAAAGCCGCAAGACCAGTAGGCGATGCCGCTGATAATTCATATTGGTTAGACACAGCAGAATCACTTTGGGGTATATTTGAGTTTTCAGCAACCACTGGTAAATTTACAAATAAAGTTCCAACAGTAATTACTGCAACAACAGATTTAGACACAGGTATTCCAAAAGCATCCATAGGTGCAGTTGGTGATTATGCCATTGTTGCAACTAACAAATCAAATCCAGCATACTACAAAAATAGATCAAATGCTTGGGTGTTGTTAGGATCAGATGCATGGCAGAATGCATGGCCAGCCGTAACATCAGGCACAACTAATCCAACATTGACAGCAGGTAACACTGTGGTCATTAACGGACAGACTGTAACACTATCAGGAACAACTGTAACAACGTTGGCTTCAGATATTGTGTCTGCATCTATTACAGGTATTACTGCCGCGGCAGTGAGCGGTAAATTAGAAATTTATGTTGATTCAGATGTAACACCAGAAGGTTCAGCCGCAGATGGTTCATTCCAAATTACTGCAGGCTCAGGATCAGTGTTAACAGACTTATCAATCACAGCAGGTCAATATTACGCACCTGACTTTGTACAACAGAAGCACACAAATCTTCCACGTTGGAAAAGCACTGATACTGCTTCAAGACCAACTGGTTCAGTTTGGCAAAAGACTTCTGCAGTAAACACAGGCGCAGATTTAAAAATCAAACAATATGATGCCGCAACAGACACATGGGCAACAAAAACAGTTGTTTTATATGCAGACGATGCCACTGCAAATAAAGAACTAGACCCAGCAGGTGGTGGTAGAAATATCACAGCCGCTTCATGTTATGGACATTTAGATTGGAATAACAATTACTCATCTACTATTAGATTGATGACTAGAAGTGCTACAGGTGATACAGTACTAACATCAACATCTACTAGTCCGGTGATTACAACTGCTGAAACATTTACAATTTCAGCAAGTGTTAAAAACTCAACTACAATGTCAACTGCCGTAACTGCAACTATATCTGGTACAGATATTAGTGCATACGCAGAGGCGTTCAATGCCGCTGGCGTGGCAAACACCATTGCGTCAGTGACTAATGGTATATTATCAATCAAACACACACAAGGTGGCGTGATTGAAATCAAAGACACATCAGGAACACCAACATTTGATGCATTAGGTATTACTGCATATGCAGACTTATATGGTAACTCCAAGGCAAATTCAGCAGGCGATGGTATATTAGTTTCAAATTGGATTGAACTAACATACACTGCTAAAGCATCAGAACCCACACAGGATCCAGCAAACTCAACATATTGGTATCACTCAGCAACTGACGAAGTTGATATTTTAATACATGATGGCAGTGCATGGAAAGGTTATCAGAATGTCACTAACGATGTTAGAGGCATGAACTTATCCAACGCATCACCAAATGGTCCTATTGTTTCAGCAACTGCACCAACACTACAGTCTGATTTATCAGCATTGGTATATGGTGATCTTTGGATTGACACATCAAACTTAGAAAACTATCCATTAGTGAAAAGATGGCAGTCAGTTGATTCTGTAGATCAGTGGGTAACTATTGATAACACAGATCAAACCACAGAAAATGGTATTGTGTTTGCAGATGCAAGATGGTCAACTACTGCTTCAGTAGATGTGGTCACTGGCGACATTGCAACAATTAAATCATTGTTAACATCAGACAACTTAGACATTGACTGTCCTAAAGCAACATTGTATCCAGCAGGAACACTATTGTTCAACACAAGACGTTCAGGTTACACAGTGAAGCAATACAAAACAGACTATTTCAATGCTACAGATTTTCCATTAGAAACATTACCAGGTGCGGCTTACAGAGATGCATGGGTAAATGTTTCAGGAAACAAAGCAGATGGTTCACCTTACATGGGCAGAAAAGCACAAAGAAGAATTGTAGTGAACGCAATGAAATCAGGCTTAGATGCTAACACAGACATTAGAGAAGAACAAAAAGTGTATAACTTGTTAGCGGCTCCGGGTTTTCCAGAGTTAATTCCAAACTTGAGCACATTAAACAATGATAGAAACAACACAGGTTTTATTATTGGTGACACACCATTTAGATTAGATGATTCATCCAACTCATTGACAAACTGGGCCACAGACGCAGGTGGATCAGGTGTTGATTCAGAAGATGGATTGGTAACTACAGATCCTTATTGTGCTGTGTTTTATCCATCAGCAAGAACTAACGACTTGTCAGGCAACACAGTGGTAGTACCACCATCACATGCAGTACTGAGAACAATGATCAGAAATGATGATGTTGGTTTTCCATGGTTAGCACCAGCAGGTAATAGACGTGGCGCATTGGACAATGTTTCAGCATTGGGTTATGTGGTTTCAACCACAGGTGACTTTGAACAAATTTCAAACAGAGAAGCATCAAGAGATACACTGTATCAAAACAATGTTAATCCGTTGACATTTATTCCAGGCACAGGGTTAGTAAACTATGGTAACAAAACTGTAGCAGGAGCATCCTCGGCGTTGGATAGAATCAACGTTGCAAGATTGGTAGCATACTTACGTGATAAACTTGAAGAAGTTGGCAAGACATTTATGTTTGAACCAAATGACAAGATCACAAGAGATGAAGTCAAAGGTGCTGTAGAGCAATTATTAAATGATGTAACAGCAAAACGTGGTGTATACGATTATCTAGTAGTGTGTGACGAAACTAACAACACATCAGCAAGAATAGATAGAAACGAACTATACATTGATGTTGCTATTGAACCAACTAAAGCAGTTGAATTCATTTATATTCCTGTAAGAATTAAAAATACAGGTGATATTGCGGCAGGCAATCTATAAAACAAACAAACCATAATATACGTATAAAAAGGCACTCCGGTGCCTTTTTTCGTGAGTGCCACCAGATAAATATATAAGTAAACAAATACAAAGGAGTATTAACACATGGCAGTTTCAAGTTTAACAAGAATGTCTGTTCCACTATCGAGTGACCAAAGTGCGTCAGCACAAGGTCTGTTAATGCCCAAATTAAAATATCGTTTTAGAACGGTATTTGAAAATTTAGGTGTTTCAACTCCAAGAACAGAATTAACAAAACAAGTAATGGATTTCACAAGACCTTCAGTGAGTTTTGATGACATCACAATTGATATTTACAATTCCAAAGTAAGAATGGCTGGTAAGCACACATGGGATGATGTGACAGTGAACTTCAGAGACGATGCAGGCGGAAACGTTGCAAAGTTAATGGGTGAGCAATTACAAAAGCAATTTGACTTTATGGAACAATCATCAGCATCATCAGGTATTGATTACAAATTCATCACACGTTGTGAAGTATTAGATGGTGGTAATGGTACCAATGAACCCACAGTGTTAGAGACTTGGGAATTATACGGTTGTTATATCACAACAGTAAATTACAATGATTTAACATACGCAACATCAGAGCCAGCAACTGTAACAGCAACAATTAGATTTGACAATGCTGTACAAACACCAATTGGTTCAGGTATAGGTTCAGAAGTTGGTAGAACACTAGGAACAGTAATCACAGGTTAATATCATGGCAGGAATTTTCCAGGACGTCTTAAAGGGGTTCTTAGGAAGTGATTATCTTAAAGATTATCGCCATGCAAGTAAGACATTTACGTCTGCCGGGTATGCAAACTCTCCTAGGCTCAAATATCTCTTTCATGTGTATTTTAATGTCAACACCGTTGAAATACCACAATTGAGCACACTGTTTGGTGCGAGAGATCTAGGAAAAGTTTCAGTGTTAACTAAATCAGTAGAACTGCCAAAGTACTCCTTTGAAGTTGAAACACTGAACCAGTATAACCGCAAACGTAACGTACAACAAAAAATTAATTATGAACCAATTGTGATTGACTTTCACGATGACGCCGCAGATGTCACAAGATCATTGTGGTACTCATATTATGATTATTATTATTCAGATCCATCACAACCTTATACCAACAATCAGGCATTAAGAAATACCACCAACAGAACACCCCAACAACTATCATTTTTAAGAAACACATATGGTCCACAACAGCCTCAAAATAACACACGTGGTAATCAAGGCAGTCAAACAACTAGAGACATATATGCTCCTGATTCAGAAAAAATAGGCAATGATTGGGGATATTCGGCAGAAAGTGCTCAAGGACCAACAGGCACTGCCATGCAAAAACCTTTGTTTTTTAGAGATATCACTATATACGGATTCAATCAAAAATCATTTGTGTCATACACATTGATCAATCCTATGATCACAGACTTTCAACATGATCGTTATGATTATTCAGAAAGTGCAGGCATAATGGCAAACTCCATGACATTGAAATATGAATCAGTGAAGTATGGACAAGGTGCTATTGGAACAGACGGAGTTCCAGGATTTGCTCAGCCAGAACATTATGACACAGAACCATCTAGACTTTCTAGACCAGGCTCTACTAATTCAATGTTAGGACAAGGTGGTGTATTAGATGCAGGTGTAGGTGTGTTTGAAGACTTGTCGTCAGGCAACATATTAGGAGCCGCAACTAAGGCAGGCAGATTGTTTATGAACAAAGATAATATTTCATTGAAAGGGATTAAAGAAGAAGTACTCAACGAAACCAGAAGAGCCATAGCCTCTGGTGCGGCTGTAAATGCTGTGAACAAACTTGGTACGTTTATTCCTACTAGAAAATCATTAACAAAACCAGTGACAATATCTAAAACCAATCAACCTGTGATTGAAACAGGTAGTTTTAAAAACAGACAAAGTTTAATTAAAGCCAAACGAGATATTAATACTTCAGCAGAAAACACAAATGCCACAGTAAGACTTGCTGGATTGGCTCCAGGCCAAAGTCCTTTTGTGAATCCGGATGCATAGGAAAAATCAATGAGCACTATTAATGTAACAAAATCCAGCACAGATTCTACTATAACTATATTTGATAATTATTATCAAAGAGAAATCAAAATCAATGCCGCAGAGTATGATCAAGTCAACGCATATTTTAGATCTCAATTTAGTAATGATGCTATTGCCAACGATTTCACTGCTGTGATATTTGAAATTGCTCAAGGATATGCACAGCCTGTGTTAGAATTATTAGAATCAATCAAAGGCACAGCAGGTGTTGAGTTATCTGCTACATTGGCATACTATTTAAATGGACTACGATCCAAAGCCACACTGTTAGGAGTGAGTGCTGTACAACGACCCAACGTTTACGCCGCCAGAAACATATTGGTGTAACTGATGCGTAGAAGATTTCATCAGGGTAAATTCACTGTAAAAAATCCAGCCAAATTTGTAGGCAACACGTCACCCACATTTAGATCATCATGGGAACAAGCATTTATGATGTTCTGTGACACACATCAATCAGTGGTTAAATGGGCATCTGAGTGTGTGAAAATACCTTATATCAATCCACTCACAGGCAAACGTTCTAACTATGTGCCTGACTTTTTAGTGCAGTACCAAGACAAACGGGGTAAATTAATAACAGAACTGGTGGAAATTAAACCCAAGAATCAATCTATCATTGAATCTAAGAACCAGAACAGAAAACTAGCGGCCACAGTGGCAGTAAATCATGCTAAATGGGAAATGGCACAACGTTGGTGCAAACAAAATGGGTTAAAATTTAGAATCGTCACTGAAGACGATATATTTAGATCAGGTGCAAGATGACAAAAAAACTAGAAGAAATATTTAATTTAGATCCCAAAGACACTGAAGACACAAAGATAGATGTCACAGAGCCACTGCCAGTGAAAGCAGACATACCTGAAGAAACATTATCCAACATACAAAAAATTGAAAATGCATTGCCCAGAGTCAAAGGACTTGAAGCAGGTGATGGCGAGATGGACGAACTGGCAGAAATTGCACAAAAGTCATACAAAGATTTAATGGACTTAGGCATGAATGTAGACAGTCGTTTTTCATCAGAAATATTTTCAGTGGCGGCAAATTTATTGAATCACGCCATATCAGCCAAGACTGCTAAGATTAACAAAAAGTTAAAAATGGTAGACTTACAACTCAAACAAGCACAACTAGAGCAGAAAGAACGTGCATTACAAGATAAAAAAGATGACAACGTGGAAGAAGGCGAAGGCATTGTATTGGACCGTAATGAATTGTTACAAGAATTACTCAAAGATAAAGGCACGAAAGAGTAATAGTTGTATAAATACTGCATAGGGGAATTATTAGATATGAAAACATTTAAACAGTACTTAACAGAGTCAGAGCAAACATATTCCTACAAAATAAAAATTGCAGGCGGTTGCTCCAATGACTGTATCAAAGAAATTGAAGACAAATTGGGAAAATATGATATCATTAAGATGTCAGATCCTAAAACCACACCAGTAGTAGAAGATCCATTAGACTTTCCAGGTGTTAAAAACATGGAAGTATGTATATTTGAAGTGGAACTAAACTATCCTGCTAGTCAAGTAGAATTAGTACAAATGATTGAATTCTGTACTAGACAGCCAGCAAGTAACATTAAAATTACTTCCAAAGCATTTGCAGACAGTTGGGAAAACAACGAAGGTGCAGAAGGTGAAGAAGGTCCATTGTTAGAAAAGGATTATCCAGCAGAAACATCAGATCAAAAAGATGCCAAAGACAAGTATGCTAATCCAGAAAAACATATTGAAAACCCAGGAGATGCAAGATTTGAAGTAGCAGGAGGCACAACCCCTAAAGCCAAAACTACCAATGATGCACCCATGGGAGACAAATCACCTGTAGGCAGTACTGCAAACAAAAAACCAGACGTTAAGTCGTCAGCGAGGTAACTGAAATGGATTTATACAACGTCCTGGATAAACTCAGACAAATTGAAAACCCTACAGATGATCAGGCACAAGCAATTAAATCTGCAGAAGCAATGACCAAAGAAGCCGCAGTACAAGGCAAAACAGCAACCAATGCCACAGGCACACAAACATACAAAGAATATGGCGCAGACACTACTCCACAAGATGTAGGTGCGTTAGCAGGTATTAAACCTATTGCTACAATCAAAGAAAGCAAACAATTAGTGTTAGAAGATAAAGACACTGCTAGAGACTTTGCACTGAACATCACAGATCATATATTGAATCAATATGACGAAGGTGGATTAGGTGACATAGTTGTAGCAGGCACTGTGTTGAAAGGCATTGATGACACCATTGACAACGCAGACTTTGATATGCATAAAAATGAGAAAAAAGAAATGGCTCTTGCTATTACCAAAGTAATAAGAGATGAATTTGGCGATGGTAAAGGTGCATTTGATATTCCCAAAGATGGAGAAGGATATTCATTTGAATTACAAGATGCGATTGCAGACTACATTATGAAAGCAGGTAAAATGGAAGAACTGCCAGCAGAAAGTGTTGAAGTTGATGAAGGCGGTGTAAAGTCAGCCATAATGGGTGCTGAAGATAAAATTGGTGAGTACATGGACGATGATGGACAACCTACTATGTCAGATGCAGAAATTATTGCAGACTTAGAAAGTAAAAAAGCGGCCGCAACAGGCACAGATGCTATTGAATTTGGTTATGCTATTGACATGATCAAAAAAGGTGAACACAAGAACATGGGCGAAGCACATTGTAACAGTAAAAAGAAAAAAACAGAAGATGCTGATCCTGTAGATGATAAAGATCCAGCATATGCTGATGATATGAATCTTGACAATTCAATGAGCAAACAAGAAAAAGGTGATCAGGATTATGTTGACAACTATGATAAAAACAAGAAGTTAGCAGATCTAAATGATGAACTAGGTGAGATTGAAGCCATGATTGCTGGTACCAGTGACAAAGGTGAACAAAGAACTTACAACTACATTGCTCAAGACATCAGAGATATGATTGCAAGATTAGAAGCAGGCAAAGAAATCACAGATGATGGCGGTGAAGACTTCATCAAAAAAATTAAACCACAAGAGGGGAAAGACATGAAAGAATTAAAAATTATGGATGACTTAACTGCAAAATTTGAAGCAGAATTAAAGTCAGAGCCAAAAGAAACAGTAGCAGAAAGCACTGAAACTAAAAAAGAAACAATCAAAGAAGGTTATGCAGTGACCATGGATGTCAATGACGAAGGTAACAGAAGTGTACAAGTCAGTGCCGCTAATGAATCAGCAGATGAGTTATTAGACTTATTGAACTTGTCAGGTTTGAAATCCAAAGGTTATGAAGAAGTCACAGCAGAAGATCTTGCTAACTCACCAGATGAAAAGATTCAAACAGATGTAGACACACAATGGAATGGTGGTGCAGGTGGACTTGCAAAACCAAATCATATATCTGCAATGAAATCAAATTCAAATGCATTGCATCAGGCATTAGCCGCAGTAGACAGATCAGTCACTGAAGAAAAACTAATGGATGCATACAAAGAATACAAGCCAGAAGACAAATAACATGAACTCTTTTCAGGATCATTTAGCACTGGTAGAAAGTCAATATTCCCCTATTGAAGAAGCCGAGTACAAAGGACGTAAAGTTAAACTGAATGATCCTATACGTACATCTGAAAATCCTAAAAAGAAATTCAAAGTGTATGTCAAAGACAAAAAGACAGGCAATGTCAAAATTATTCGTTTTGGCGATCCAAAACTGTCAATCAAAAGAGATGATCCTAAAAGACGTAAGTCATTTAGAGCCAGACATGGTTGTGATACTCCAGCAGGCAAAGACAAAAGCACTGCCAAGTATTGGTCATGCTATCAATGGCGAGCAGGGTCTAAGGTTGACAACTAATGAAAGCCAAAGACTTTATCACAGAAAAGAAACCCAGTCAAGGTAAAACTGTAAACACACAACATGCGGCTTCTCCAGGTGCTATGAGTGCCAAAGGAGATCGTTTTTATGGGTTATACAGAGCATCTATGATGATGGGCAGATATCCTGAAGATATGGGCGACATTGACACAGAATCAGCCATGGGCAACAAATTATATGTGGGTGCATATACTCCTGAAGAAAAAGACATGTTCATGAAAGCATGTAAGGCATTAGGTTTACCCACAGAAGAAATGATAGAAGGTCCTTCCAAAGAATTAGACGACACCAACAAACAATCACCTATGAATGCATTCAAGGGATATAAGAGGTAATCATGTACGAGTACAAAGCAACAGTAATAAAAATCATTGATGGTGATACAGTGGACGTAGATTTAGATCTAGGTTTTGATGTCATGTTGAAAAAAGAAAGAGTTAGAATCATGGGCATAGACACGCCAGAGTCTAGAACACGTGACAAAGTAGAAAAGAAATTTGGACTAGCATCTAAGGCCAGACTCAAAGAAATACTAGGTAAAACTACCACATTGGTTTGTCAGAAGTATGATGCCAAAGGTAAGTTTGGTCGCATACTAGGAGATTTCAAAGTAGAGCATGGACTAGCAGGACAACAGTTGATTGAAGAAGGTCATGCAGTACCATATCATGGACAAAGCAAAGAAGATGTAGACGAACTACATATGGCTAATAGAGAAAGATTAATTTCAGAGGGCAAAGTAAAATGAGAGCAAAAGACTTTATAGTGGAAAAAGTTATTACAGAAAAGAATGTACCAACTAATCCATCTAAATGGAACTACTATAAGAATCAAGCCAAAAAGAAATTTGATGTATATCCATCAGCATATGCCAACGGTTGGGCGGCCAAAAAGTACAAAGCGGCCGGTGGTAAATGGAAAACAGAAAGTGTGGTACGTGAAAGTGTAATGGACATACTTAAAAAACATCCTCAAGCAACTGCAAAAATGAAAGCAGATGGTGATGTTGATACTGGATCAGATCTGTATCAAGACTTGTATGCATACTATCAACAAGACATGGATTACGGCACACAGAAAGCAAGAGATGGAGATCCTGCAGAATTTATTATGAATGCACTAGATGATTTAGGTATATTTGAATCAGTGATCACTGAACTATCAGTGTCAGGTGAATCAACCAACAAGTTATTGATGTATTACACTAAATTTAAAAACGCAGTCACTGCCAATGAAAAACGTGTGTTAGATGCAATTTCAAAAGAACTTGAAAAAAGAAAAGTTAATTACAAACAACCATTGGCGGCAGATCAGTATACCACTGAAGCAGAACAATCACCTTATGCAATAGGCATGGCCAAGGCTATGAAAATGTACAAGGACAAACCACCACTGGCAAAGAAGACAATTAAAAAAGCACACGAGATTGCTAAAGCAATTCAGAAAGACTAATGAGAGCCATAGAGTTCACAGAAGCAAAAAAGTCTTGTCCAACGGCTACCCAAGATTTAGCAGTAAACACAGAAAATAGAGATAGAACTATCAAGCAGTTTAACTATGGTCCTCTCAATGTAGATGTACCTGGTGATTATTGGGATAAAATTGCTGAGTTTTGGAAAACCACTGTAGAAGCGGCCAAGGCTGCCAATTGCTCAAACTGCATAGCATTTGATATATCACCCAACATGAAAGACTGTATGCCTGGCGATACATTTGATGATGACGGTGAATTAGGGTATTGTTGGATGCATCATTTCAAATGTCATTCAGCAAGAACATGTCACACATGGGCCAAAGGTGGACCTATCAAAGACAATGATGAATCAGCAGAATGGCAAGGCAAAGCATTTGGAGTCATGGAAGATTTACGTGACTGGTTTGGCACTGGTAAAAAAGGTGGAGCCGGTGGCGGTGGTTGGGATAGATACAACACCAAAGGTGAACGTATAGGCAAGTGTGGTGATTCCAAAGAATCTGAAGGCAAACCTAAATGTTTATCAAAATCCAAAGCGGCCAAGTTAAGAGCCAAAGGCGGTAAGAAAGCCATTGCACAAGCAGTGAACAGAAAACGTAGAAATGACCCTGACAAAGATCGTAAGGGCAAAGCCAAAAACGTATCCAACAAATACAAAAAGTAACCACTTTACATTATATTATTAACTGACAATACCAACTGGTAAATATCATTATGTTAGATTTACTATTGCTGAATGTTCCACGTATTAGTTTGGTATACCCTCCAGCCGGTACTAGTTTACTAAAAGGTGTGGTAGAACAACAAGGCTTCACATGTAAAGTAAAAGATGCAAACTTTGAACTACTAGACAGTATCAAAGACCAAGAAGATAACTTTGAAACTATCACAAACTATTTCACTATACCTAATGCAAAACTCAACAATCAATGTCAACAAATCATTGATGATTGGTACCTTAATCTAGTAAATTATATATTAGATATTAATCCTGCTCATGTAGGTATTAGTGTGTTTACATTTGAGTGTCAGGTCGCCACACGAGATTTATGTACTTTACTAAAAAAAGCATCATTCAAAGGCAAAGTAATTGTTGGCGGAGCAGGTTTAAGCACCACAGGTATAGCAACGCAAATCAATGACTTTGGTAATATGTTATTAGAAACCAAACTTGTTGATTACTATGTTAGAGGTGAAGGTGAAAATGCACTAGTAGATATTCTAAAAGAAAATAAAACAGGTGATGGCATAAACAATGACAACTATGTGCAAATTGAAGATTTAGATGCTTTGGCATATCCTAACTATGATGATGTGATTGAATATGGATACCACTACACCATAGATAAAATACAACTGCCTATTACTACCAGTAGAGGATGTGTTAGACGTTGTTCATTTTGTGACATACATGCTTTTTGGAAGAAATACACTTACAGGTCAGGAGATTCAGTGGCCAAAGAAATGATCACACATTATGAAAAATATGGAGTACGTGATTTTTATTTCACTGACAGTTTAATAAATGGCAACCTAAAATGTTTTAGACGACTGTGTGAGTGTTTGGTCAAATATTATGAAGACAACAAACTTCCTGATAAATTCTTTAGTTGGGGAGGACAATGGATTGTAAGAACAGAAAAACAACTGTCACCGGATGATTATAAACAAGCGGCAAGAAGTGGATTAAATGGATTGCCCATGGGTATAGAAAGTTTAAGTTATCAAATAAGAAAAGACATGAACAAAGGTTTTAGACCTGAAGACTTGGATTATACTCTTGAGCAATTTAGACTACATGGAATTAATTGTTACTTTTTAATGATAGTAGGGTACCCAACAGAACGAGATGAACATCATATGGAGACTTTGGAACAGTTTATGAAGTATCAAGGTTATGCCATAGACGGTACTATTTTTGGTGTTAATTTAGGAGGAACTTTGAGTATAGACGAAGGTTCTCCATTACACAAAGGACATTTAACTCATGGCTTAGAACCCACAGCAGATAACAACGAGTTATTTGGATTGGACTGGGTCAGTAAAGATAATCCTGAATTAACATTATTGGAAAGAATTAACAGAAGAATAGACATACAAGAACTGCTAATGGAACTAGGGTATAATGTATGGAATGGCAATCATCAATTAACAAGACTGAAAGCAAGTTATGAACGTATTAAACAAAATACCTATCACTTTAAAAATAAATTACAAGCATAGCGAAAACGCCAATGGCTGGCCACTATGTAGAATATTATGGAACAATCAACAAGTAGCCAACTTTGAAGCCAGTGGGTCCGAAATTGAAATTCCTATAAGTCCTAAAGCCAACGGATACAGCACATTAATTGTGGAACACTACGGAAAAAATGCATACACTGAACATGACAAGTTTATAGAAGTTGTAGATATGCGAATCAATAACATTACGTTGAAACATATTTTATGGGAATGCACACAATATCCTATAGTAGCACCATGGGATGAACCATTCCAGCAAGACGGTAATCTATA